TCCATACTTTAGGCTTTTCTTGTTTTGCCCGAGTTTGACTCGCGCGGGAAGTTTTAACAGTTTTAGTTTCTGTATTTTTAGTCATATGCTTATACCTCCTTCGCGGCTAATTGTTTCGCATACTCTTCGAGTGGCACACCTAATCTTTTAGAAATTGCTACCTGTGACGGTGTGAGTTTCACAGTTTTTCTGCGTCCCTTTGTGGCCGGACGTCTTGCACTTGCAACAGTCTGAACTGGTTCAGCTGTAGTTGACTCATTATTACCAAATTTGTGTGGGAATTCAAGTCTTATTCGTTTGTCAACCTCAGAATAATATTCATCAGCACCTGTATTAGGGTCAAAACCCTCTTCTACAAGCTTTTTATGTATATCAAAGGCTGTGTAAGTCATTGCATTATCAGTACCAAACCAAGCATTTTTCTGTGCCCAAGCATCAGCTCTTGGATCTGGTGGAGCCGCTGCAGGTTGTGCTGGTTGCACTGGTGGTTGTATTGGTTGTTCTACTGTTTTAGGTTTATTTTCATAAGCCTGTTTCAACCTATTTAATCTTGCGTGATCATTTGCTAACTCAGCTAATTCTAAATTAGCTTGTGTTTGTGCTTCAACGTCTCCAAGATTTATTGCGCTTTGCAGTTTTGTTTTTGCTGCTTCTAAGTTTGTTGTCACTCTTTTTTCAAACTCTTGTGTGTAATTAGAGTCTAAATTTTCAAACCTACTTTTTAGTTGTTCTGCTTGAGTGTTAACTTTTTTAGCATACTCAATAGCTTCTTCTTTTTGACGTTCTGCTTCACGCATGCGTCTTGTAAGTTTAGCTATTCGTTTGTTTACGCCGTCACTATATTCGTTAAGATCTTCTTTTTTAGTTTCGACAGGTGCCTCAACCTCAGCTTTTTCTTCAACCTGTTGTACTTCTATTTCTTCTTTTGGCTCCTCCTTGGGCTCTTGTTGAGCCTCCAGATCTACCTCTGTCTCTTCGTAGTCAGCTTCGCCGACATCTATTATCTTTTCTTCTTCTTGCATAGATTATCCTCCTCTATGTTAAAATGCGTGAAGAATATCGTTAGGATCATCTATCGTTCCTAAGACTTCATCATCGTTTAGTAATCGTATCTCACCACCATCAATCTCCATTCGTGATCCTGCGTATCTTGCAAATATCACCCAATCTTTTTCTTTACACCATGGACCTGTCGGGTACTTGTCTTTGTCCTCATAACAAAGATCACCCATCTTCAATACGTATCCAACTTGTGTTGCGACACGTGCTCGATCTAATGTTTCTTGTGCAATAATAATACCGCCTTCAGTTTTTTCTTTAACTGCAAAAGGCATAACTAACAAACGCCATCCTGTTGGTTCTGGTAGTTTGTCTAAGTTTGTTGATTCTGTTTCTTCTTTGGTTTCTTTATCTTCAGCTTCGTATTTAGCTTCTAAGGCGTGTGATGTTGTCATCTTTTTTTGGCTCCTTTGGTTCTAGCAGGTTAGAGAGTTCCTGATTTATTAAGTCGATCGCGTGGATCTTACCTAAGATATATTTGTATTCGGTCATGTTGTCAATCCCGCCGTTTGCGAGGGTTTGCACGAGGCCGTCTAGTATGCTTTGCATTGTCTTTTTTAGTTTGTATATTACGTGTACTGGATCCATAGCTTCTGACATATGTTTTTTCCTTATCTCCTAATTGTTCCCAGAATTCATCAAGTGGATTCTTGGGTTTATCTCCCCCCATTTTTCCCCCTAAAATAATTTTAAGTCAATCTACTTTTTCTTGAAAATGTCTGCGCCCTTGAGGCCGTATATACTAGCCACGACTCCGACAAAGAGGGTCTGGTACCAGAAAGGCAGATTATTGAACTGCTCAAAGAACATGTGCAATTTTTCTTGTATCTGCGGATCATCTGAGAATACCGACCATATCAATAAAATCACTGGGGCACTTACGAGGATCAAAACAAACTCGTCTTTCCATCCTTTGTCGTTTGACTGTCTTACAGCTGCTTGATACTCGACTTCGCCGTTAGCCATTTTCTGTGCATGCAACATCGCAGCATCTGACTCCAGCATTTTACGCTGCTGTCTGTTTTTCATTATATGTGTGCCAGCGCCTATTGCTAGTTTGACTACGTCAAGTATCATATGATTATGTGATTATGCCTAGTATTAGAACTACAACTACTACACCAACTGCAACAGTGACCCACTTGTGGTCTGTCCAATAGTGCATAATTTTTTCTTTTATTGAATCGATCATGCTCGTCTCCTCTTTTGTTTTATGCCGGCTTCGTTAAGTGCGATAGCTACGGCTTGTTTCCTATTCTTTACTTTTTTATTACTTTGTCCAATGTTTAATTTACCTTTTTTATACTCACGCATTACTTTGCTGATTTTCTTTTGTTTTTTGTCGGTAGTTTTACCAAGTTGTGATCTAGATATAGCCATTAAATAAATGCATTTTTGTATTCTGGTGATGATATAAATTGGTCAAATTCTTCTCTTGTGGTTGGTTCTTGACCACCAAAACCCATAAAACCTTTGTCTTCCATTTGTTTTATTTTATTAAATAAAGAATCTTTTGATTGAAAGTCTAAACTTTGCATTGGTGTTTTCATAAAGTTCTTTTGGTCTTCAGTAAGCTCTGCAAACTGCATCGGCATTCTAGTTGGTTTAGTGAAGTCATAAACACCTGGACTAAACATTTGATTGGTTCTTTGCAAATTTTGAAAATCTGGTAGCGATTGTATACCTGTCTGCTCTTCATATTGTGGGTTTAGTATGTTTCTCATTATTATACCTAGAGGTGAAATTTTTGAATAATTACTAGCTAGTTTAGCAATGCCTTGTTTAAATTCAGGCCTTGAAAAAGTGTTTCTTAAACTTTCAATAGGTCCCATTCCAGTTGTTCTATTCAACCCTATAGCTTCGTTTAATGCACCAAGTCTGTTTAGTTGTGTGTTTGTTATTCGGTTTCTTCTAGCTAAATCTCTTAAACCCCCTCTTTCTTCGTCCATTCTAGAGACCATGCCCTCAATGCCTGATGCAGTTGGTGATACTTGTTTTGCCTCTGCAGCTTGTATAGCCTCTTGTGCGGCTTTTGCTTTTCTTGCTGCTAAAGATCTAGATCTAGCCTCTTCGTTTGATCTAGTTATTGCGTCACGTAAAGAGTCTGAGTATTTTGTCCCACGTCTGTTAGCAATATTTGCTCGCATATTAGCAACAGCTTGTGGTGTGGTTGTGGTGCCTCTTCTTGATCGACCTTGACCATCACCACCACGAGATGGTCCACCAAAGCCTCTTCGACCCCCTCTAAGTCCACCTCTTTGACTTTGTCCTTGCATTATTTTTTTTCTCCTACTACTGCTGTCATTTCTTTTATACCATCTTTTGCAAGTGATACACTAGCTCTTAGTTTTTGATGCTTGTCATTTAGCTCCATTTTGTCCTCTGCAAGCTCTCTAGCTTGTAATAATCTGGCCTTATCGAGGTTTAATTGGTCCTCATCTTCCTTCTTTTTTCGCATATTTTCTTGTGCTCTAAGCTGTACTTCGTCGGCTTTTAGACGCAATAATGGGTCATTATCTATCTGATTTAAGACCTTTTTCTCCTCTTCTAGGTACTCTAAAGTGGTTTCAGCTATCAAAACAGCCTTTCTAGACTCCATTTGGGTGTTTAATTTCTCTAATTGACTCTTAATCTCCATCATTTGAGGGTTTTGTTGCACCATTTGAGGGTTAGCGGCGGTCATTTGTTGTAATTGTTGCGTCATTTGTTGAACTTGCGCTATTTCTTCCTTAAATTCAAGCTGAACTTGCTCTTGTGCCATCAAACTTATGTGTTCTAGTATGTTTTTTTGTATTGAAGCCAAAATATTGGGGTTTGTACGTGCAATTTGTGTACCCATGAAGGCTAAATGCGCTTTCATGTGCGCTGTGTGGTCTTGATTAGGAAAAGCTTTGATAGCTTTACCCGATAAAGCGTTAATATGTTCTACACTTGGGTCCATTGGAGACGCTTCTGGAACAGGTGGCATCAAAGAATCTATATCTTTTACACCTAACGCTTCATACATTGATCTATAGGCAGCAGGAAGGTTGTGCATTCCAGGATTTGACATAGCCATCTGTAATGCTGTTTGTGCAAGTTGTATTCTCTGTGTTTGTGAAAATATGTTTGGATCTGCTACAGGTATAATATCTACTTTTTGATCAAAGTCTGTTGCTTTAATCTGTCTTTGTCCACCTACGACATCATACGGATAAGTTGGTGGTAAGTATGTTGCAAATACACCAGACAATAACATGAATTCTTTTTTCATAGATTGATACAATCTTTTGTGAATAGCAGACATAACCCGCGAGCCACGCTCCAATAATGCAACTGTCGTGCCAACTGCTGCACTTTGATTACCATCGCCCACTTGCATATCAGCAATAGACGCGAACCGTTGCCCTGCTTGTACAACCACACCCATCAAAGACAATAATGTTTGTGATGGTTCTTTAAACGGTAGTATTTTGAAAGCATCGTCTAGTCTTCCACCAGGGGCATCAACATCACGAAACTCGCCCGGCTGCAACGGTTGTGCTTCATCACGAACTCTGATGCCTCGCATCTTAAATCCGGCTGGTAAATTTGACAAGGTGCCGGCGTCTAGAAGCTGTCTCAATGCTGCAGTTGCAGTTCGAGACAATCCACCGATCATGTGTATAAGGCCGAATCCATAGAAGCCTAGTCCTGGTAAAAACTTAAAGTGTACAAAGTAATCTTTTCTTCTTCTTGTTGGGTCTTGTGCGTCGAAATTTCTTCTTATCGATAAAACTTTCCCTGTGCCCTCATCAACAGTCACAACGTACGGGAGTTTAATTTCTGTTGGTTCTCCTGTTTGTGGATTCATGTCCTGAAACCCGTCCAGGTCTAACTCTGTGTGACATTCTATTATTGTAAATACTTCGTCTTTGCTTGTTCCTGAAGTTCCTTCCAAATCATTTTTTGATTCTTTTATGTCGTCTTCATCATAAGCAGGTGAGCCTAATTCAATATCTAAATAAAAACCTGACACCTGCATTTTTCTCATTTCGTTTGCTGGCATCTTTACGATGTGCATTATCGTGTCTGCTTCTTCAAGCGAGTTTGCACTGTAAGGTACAATTAAATCTTCAGCAGGCACAAACTTAGAAACACATCTACCAAGATTAAAATCATAATAAACTTTTTTAAATGCAGAACCTGCAAGTGGTAAGTTAAATAACATCTGATCAAACTCAGGCTCGTACTCAGGCATCTCACACATAAGTTGATAATTCATAAATTCTTTTACTCGTTCTGCTTGATCACTTTTTATTTTGCTTGGCTTACCCATAACACGTGTTCTGACTGGACCATCTGATGGTAATAATTCTTTGTATGCAAGAGACTGAAACTGTGTAACTGCTTCTGCTAGCACAGGGTGTGTTGCACCACTTGCACCTTGAAAAGGTTCTGTTCTGTCTTCGTATTTAAAACCTAATAGGTCTAGACCTTTAATGTAAGACTGTTCCCAATCATCACGTGATGATTTGTAATCTTCAAAAGCTTCTATTAAATCAGATCCTATAGGATCTAAAATATCTTCTTCTAAAAATTCTGCTAGGTTTGCGTTAGGATCATTTGCAGCGCCAGTTTGTATTGCCATTGCAGCAGGATCAAAATCTATTTCCATACCACCATCTTCAGTTGGTGTCATTTCAATTGGTTGTTTCGGTGGTTCTTGTGGTAACTGTATCTCTTGTCCTTTTTCTTTTGGACCAGGTATATCCATTTTAGTTCTTATTACGTTGGGTAACGCTTTATCTACTGTTGCCATTATGATGCTTTCCTTCTAAATAATGTTCCTACCCCACCCATGTTATATCCTACTCTGCCACCTTTTGCAAACTCTTCACCTGTTATTGGGTTTTTGCCTGAAACGCTTGGGTTCGGGTTTGTTTGTGTTTTTCTAAATTTTTCTGCTGCTTCATCTAATTTTTGGCCCGATGTTTTTACAAGGTTAGCCCATGACTCCACACCAAATTTTAAATCGTCGTATGTACCACCGCCTTCATAATCACCAATGCCTTCTCCTGGTCCTTTCATAAATTCATCTGCTTCAAATGAGTTTGGATTTTTAGAAACTTTTTTACCTTTTTCTGTTACCGTAATATTTTCTTCACCAGGTATAAATCTTAACTCAGTTGCCTGCATGTCATCACCTCTACCAGAAATTTCAATTGTTCCGTCTTGTTTATATTCTGTCATATATATTTTTTTGTTCGGTAAACTAGGATCTGTAAATTCATAGAAGTCATATCCTTCTCCTTCTTTAACAGCTTTATAATCCGCTTTTATAAGTTTACCTTCTTTTCTAATTTTATTTACAAGTGACGGAAACCAAATAGGCATACCTTCTGCTGTCAATGGTGTTTTAGCTGCACCCTTTGCTACAACCTCTGCAATTTCTTTTGCACCTCTAGGCATAAACAAAGTTGCCAGTCCTGCACCCATGGCTCCTAAAAAATTACGTCTTGTTATCTTTGGTCCGCCGCTACCTTCCTTAAATCCAACACGACCGCCCTTTGCATTCAATGTTCTGTCTGTATCAAACGGTGATTTGTAAACTCCTGTTTGCGCACCTTCTTGATATGCTTTTTGCACCTCTTCCATTTTTTCTATTGCAGTCTCAAGCTCCCCTGGTGTCATGGCCGTCTCCGCCATCTCTCGTCCTCGAGCCATATCAGCTTTTGCTTGATTCCCTATAGACTCCATAGCCTTTTCAAGATTACCGCTTTTGACTAAATCGTCCATGCCACCGCCCATCATGGTTTCCATAATTGCTCTTACTTTTTCAGCTTCAGCTTTTACAGCGTTTATGTCATCAGAATTTTTTATAATGTCAAAGTCAACATCGCTTACATCTAAACCCATGATTTCAAGCTGTTCTTTAACTTCATCTGTTCTCGCCCTTATTTCTTTTAATTCTTCATTTATTCTACCCCCTGATCTAATAAGCTCTTGTTCTCGTGCAAGTTGATCATCCAACATTGGGTTGCCTGTTGGTTTTAATGGTAAATCGTTTGCCTCTTCCAAAAGTTCTTCCACAAACTCTTCTTTGTTCATTATATTTTGATTTTCTATATAAGCACCGATCATATCGTCATCTTGCATAGTTGTTCTTTTTGGATCGCCTGGTGGATAAGCCTCGTTCATTTTATCAACAATTAGTTGTTTTACATCCTCCATGTTCCTATTTGTTGACGATGAAAGGCCTCTAATAAAAGGATGTTCGTTGCCTGTTAGTTTTGACACAGGTGTTGCAAAACCCAACTCAGCTGGATCATCGGTTGCTATTCTTTGTAGGATTCTTTGTCGTTCCAATACATCATTAAGGCTTTGTCCTTGGTTAAGACGCAAGTCTTCAAACTCTGAAAACGACATGGTGTTATCAAGACCATTATCAAAAAACTGTTCACGTAAAGCGTCATCAGTAAATTCGCCCACTCTATTTTTTCTTTGTGTGTCAGTAAAAGACTCTGGTCGATAGCTGAAAACTTCTGCCTCAACATTACCTTCTTCATCAATTATCTTTGGGCCTTTTTTAAATTCACCTGATTTAGTTGTTTCATCAAAACCACCAGTGACTTCATTTGGTTCTGTTTTTCTAACGTCTGTTGCAAAATCATCTAGTGCTTGTTGTCCTTTGGTTGATTGTGCAATTCCACTATCAGAAGTTTTAAATAAGCTTGCTAAAAATTTTCTAAACTTTTCGACCATTAATAATACGTCCTTCGTTGTTGTGGTAAAGGTTCATCATCATAGTCTTCTGGATGTTCCACAAAGCCACCTTGTCTAAATCTCATTACGGCTTGAGTCATGCTGTCCACTAGGTCATCGTGTT